TATCTTTTTTCTAGAAAGGAAAGTAAATGGCTAAGGTTAAATTTTTAATTAAAAACGAAAAGGGTCAAGATGTTCAAAAGACAAGTAAGGAAATTACTACTAAGGATTATCGCGACTACTTGATTCTCAATGAAGCACTATCATCTGATGTGTCAGAGGTAGAGAAATTAGACAAGCAATTGGAATTTATCGCCTCATTGTTTGAAGATTTGGAAGTGGAAGAGCTTTTGAAATTCACGGATATGGCAGATATTTTTACGGTATTTGCAGACATCTACTCTCATCTCGTGGGTGATGTTGACCCAAAGGAGAAAAACTAAAGCCAAGTGAAGCGCTGAAACGGTTTTATGGTTTTATCAAGCAAGTCACAGAGGGTCCCTATGGTATGAGTATCCGGGATGTTATGGATACTAATTGGGAGGACCTGATGGGCGTTCTTGGTGAAACCGAATCTGCTAAAACTGAGGAAGTCATGGATCTTGCTGACTTTCTCCAGCTTATCTGATGCAAAGGCTTTACAAAACACTTCAATAGGCATATAATAAGGGTAAGGAGGTGAGTAGGATGAAGATGGTAGAACAAAATCGCAGGCGGTGTCTATTTTGGACACTAACTTTTGTAATATATATCTGTTTTGGTATTTACTGTGTTTGTACGAACTTTGGGAATACGATTGGGCAGATGTTATTGTCGCCATTCATCATTGCTTCTTTGCCTTTATATGGATATGGCCTCCTAGGTGTTTTTATATGGGCAATGTTGTCTATGGCTTTTAATGATTATAAGAAATAAAAATAAAAAAAGTCCGCAAGGGCTTTTTTCTTTTACCTGAGAGGTTAGGAAGGAGAACAAAATGGCAAGCGGTACGCCGTTAGGAGCAATGTATATCGAACTAGGGCTGGACGTGTCAAAGTTCAACCCTACTCTGAATGGTGCAAAAAACGCTGTAAAGTACTTCCAAAACAATGTCCGTTCTTTGGATAGCACTTTAAAAGGGAATGAAAAAAATGCTGGGTTACTTCAAGCTAAATACAAGACTTTAGGGCAAGCTATTGATTCACAGCGTAAAGTGTTGGATGAGATGAAGAAAAGTTTTGATAAACTCGATCCTGGAACAGCTAACTTTGACAAAGCTGCTGCTGATATTCAGCGTGAGAATGCTAAGTTGGCAGCAATGGAAAACCAGCTACGTGGAGTTGAAAAAGCTTTGAAAGATGTTGGTCGCGAAAATAGCTGGGCTGGGAAGATGGACAAGCTAGGAGATACCTTTAATCGGGGTGGTGAAAAACTCCGTGCAATTGGTGATGCTATGAAGCCTGTATCTACAGTTCTTACTGCTGGATTTGCTTTGTCAACTAAGAAAGCTATAGACTTTGAAAGTCAAATGAATACGACCAAGTCGCTCCTAGCAGATACCATCCCAACTGCGGATGAACTGAATAGTACCACACAAAAATTGGGTGAGAGTTCGAAAGGTTGGGCGAAGCAGTATGGTATCTCAACATCCTCGATCAATGAGGGAATGCAAGAAATTATCAAAAAAGGGTTTGATGCTAATCAGACTATTGCTGCTATGCCTGCTATCTTAGATGCTGCAAAGGCATCGGGCGATGATTTTAACGTGGTAATGAATGCTTCGACTAACATCTTGCGTCAGTTTGGGCTAGAGGCTAAGGATACGAACCGTGTTACAGATAGCTTGACTTATGTGGCCAATAAGACATCGGCTGGCTTTTCAGATATGGGGCTAGCCATGGAGTATATAGGTCCTGTAGCTCACTCTCTAGGAATGTCTATTGAGGAAACGTCTGCAGCTATCGGTCTACTTTCTGATAATGGTATCGCTGGGGAAAAGGCTGGTACGGCATTACGCGGGGCTTTATCAAAACTATTGAAACCTTCTAAATCTAATGCAAAAGCAATGCGCGAACTAGGCTTTAGCGTTGAAGAATTCCAGTCTGGTTCGTTGAAGTTACCAGACATTATCGATCGCATTAAAGAATCGACAAAAGGGTGGACAGAAGCTGAGAGATCGTCTGCTATTGCTCGTGCCTTTGGTGTTGAAGCTCAAACTGGGATGAATGCCCTTATCAACCAAGGAGGGGATGCGCTACGTAATCTTACAATGGAAACTGAAAATGCTCGTGGCTATACTAAGAAATTGGCGGATGAGCTGTCAAAATCATCTAAAAATGGAGTGGAGAGATTCAAGTCAAGCTTAGAAGTACTTCAAATCAATATTGGTCAGAAACTTTTACCTCTACTAACACCTATGATTGAAAAGGCAAATAAGTTTATTGAGTGGTTAGATAAGGCACCCGAAGGTACACAGAAGTTAGTACTTGGTTTTGGTGGTTTCTTAGCTTTGGGGTATCCATTGCTGAATATGTTGGGGAATGCATCAACGGGCTTAGGATTTCTTTTTAAAAGTGGTAGTAAGGTTGCAAATCTATTTTCCAAAGGATTGAGTCTTGGAAAAGCGGGTACGGAAGCGGCTGAGCTGGGAACTCAGGTAGCTGAGACTGCAGGAAAAACTGGACTACTTAAGACAGCTTTGGCTGGGATTACTGGAAAAGCTGGACTGCTTAAGACAGCTTTAGCTGGGGTTACGAGTCCGATTGGGTTGTTAGTTGGGGGAACCGCTTTATTAGCTGGTGGTTTAGTTTATTTGGGCCATAAAAAGGACGAAGCTCGCATTAAAGCAGAAGAATTTGGTTCTGCTCTAGATGATGTCCAACGTGGAGAATTGCGAAACTTCCAAAAGACAGTTGATGAAACTAGTACAGCAGTCGCAAACTTCGGTACTCATGCTGGAGATGCTGAAAAGGTATCTGGAGCTTTTAAAAAACTCTATGAAGAGATTGCTGCTGGTGCAGATAAAAGCAACAAACGGATAGAGGAGTTGGGTGCTAAGTGGGGCCTTAGCGAGGAAGATATTGCGAAAGCTAAGGAAAGAAATGGCCGGATCGTATCCAATACTGAATCTATGATGAATCAAATCAATGAGATTTATCAGCGACACAATGGTGATGCAAGTAAGTTCTCTCAAGAGGAGAAAGAAATCATTCTGAACAATCAGAATGAGATGATTAAGGCGAAACTCTCTATGATGGACTTGTCAGCTGAGCAACAGAAGGCGGCTTTACAAGCTTTGAATGGCGATGTCAGAAGTCTAAATGAAACCCAATTGAAGCATACTAAAGATGTTTTGAAACAAGCTCTTGATGAAGAAAAGAAACTCTACGAGAACTCAAAGAGTGAGTTGAAAGAGTTGCTAGACGGTAAGGTTATCGACCAGGAGACTTACAATAAGAGAATGCAGACCCTAGAAGCAAACCATACTCAAACCATGGAAGCTTTGGGAAGTAAGTACTATCAGGTCATGCAAACTCTCGACGCTAAGGTAAAAGCTCGAACTGGTCAAAGTTGGAACTACTGGGAAGAAGCCAAGAAAGTTCTGGAAGAATACGGCCTGTCCTATGAAGAAATCGGAAAGAAAGCTGCGGAAGCCTCTCAAAAGTTTGGGAATTCACATAGTATCCTTGGTAACTACACTAGTGAGATGAGCAAGGAAGTGAAAGAGGCTAATGATGCCTGGTCATTATTGGTCGGTAACATTGATAAGAATGGTAAATTTGAAGTCAAATCCAATGTGAAAGAAGTTATCGGAGAGGCAGCTAAGTCAGCGGAAGGTTGGGAACAATTGCAGTTTATCGCTAAAACTGCGGAAATCAACTCAAATGCCCGTGTGACTATTGCTGAGGCTCTTGTCGAATCTGGTAAATGGAAAGACATGACTCTCGAAGAGAAACAAGTGATTGTCAAGAACCAGGCTGGGCTACAAGCTATCTTTGATAGTGAAACTCATCTTAAAACATGGAACAGTATGCCGGCGGAAGTCAAAGAACTTCTCATGAAGAATACAGACATCATGAACAAGGCAGAGGAAGCCTCAAAGGCTCTATCTAACTATGAATCGCTCACACCAAAACAGAAGGAGTTGCTGGCCAATGATGAGAGTATCCAAAAAGCAGTAGCTCGCTCTACTGATACTTTGACAACCTGGAATGCTACGACTCCGTTTACAAAAGATTTGAAGGCAGATCCTACGAATGTTTTGAACAATGGCCAGTTATCTATCGATAAGATTACAGCTTGGAATTTTGCATCTGCTGAGACTAAGTCTTTGGATGCGGTAGACAATACGAGTGCAGCTGTCGGAAGTGCGATTTTGAGTGTTAATTCACCCAAACAAGAAGCTCCTATCAATTTGTTTGCAACTGATCAGACTGGTGGCGTAAGAAGCGAGACAAGTAGCGCTATCAATGCTATTAAGCAATATAATCCAGTGGATATTCTTGCTAAGAATAGCACTTCTGGTACTGTTAGCGAGGTCAAAAGTGGTGTCAATGGTATCCAGGACAAAACTGTTACTATCAACGCTCGAGACAATGCTTCTGGTGTACTTTCAGGGATTCGAAGCTGGATCAATAGTGTAACGGGCAACTTCTTTACAAATATTTTTGCAAGCAAGCATGCCCACGGAACCAATTATCACCCTGGTGGTCTTGCTATCGTCAACGACCAAAGAAATAGTAATTATAAAGAGCTTGTTACTCTTCCAGACGGCAGAAGTTTCATTCCTGAAGGAAGAAATGTCCTTCTTCCACTCCCTAGAGGATCCAAGGTGTTGCGAGCAGATAAGACCAGACGTCTGATGCATGAAATGGGTGTTCCTAAGTATGCTTCAGGTATCGGGATTCCGAGTGATGCGAAATTCCTTCGAGAAATGGAACAAGCACAGCGCAATATCACGATTCAAACTACTAGTGTTCAAAGTGGTCAAGATACAGAGCAAGTTGTATCTGAGATGAGGATTCTGAGAGCAAGTTTAGAAAAATTGCTTACTGCTATCCTTAACAAGGACACAGATACTTATATGGATAGTTCTGTAGTGACGGATATTATAACCAAGAAGCAGAGAGAGCGAGAAAGAATGACACTAAGAATGAAAGGAGTGCTTGAATGAGTGAAGTTACAATGCGTTTCAATAAAACTGATTTTCGAGACCTTATTGAAATCCATGACATCCAACGAGATATCGGGAACAATCGCTCTATCTCTATCGACCAAGCACCAAGAATCGGAGTCAATATTCAGCAACAAACCATTGATGCAAAATATATCAAGGTAGATTTTTCGATCTGGTCCGAAGACAGAAATACCCTCAAGCACAAGCTTGCGGGTATTTTTAATGTTGATAGTCCTAAAGAGCTGACATTTTCAGATGAGCCTGACAAATACTATCTGGCCATGCCGATTGAGAGTATTTCAATGCAAGAAACGAGCGGTCGAAGGTCAACCGGTTCTATAAAATTCATTGTTCCAGACGGTGTAGCCCATAGCACAGCTTATAAGAATTTCAATAGTGATTCAAATGCACAAACTACAACCGATAAAATGGTTTTTGACTTAGTAAACAATGGGACGGTTGAGGCCTTTCCAATTATCAGAGTTAAGCATAATGCTGAAAATGGATATATAGGTCTTGTCAATAATAATACGGCTTTTGAGATGGGAAACCGTGAGGAGGCTGATACTGAAACAGTAAAGCGCTCTGAGGTCTTGCTTGACTTTCGAGGCGACAAAATCGCTCAAGGGTTGACGCAAGCAGTAAAAAATAGCTCAGTGACTAATGGTTCAGAGAATTTAATTGGGACATCGGAGCTAATTACAACAGGCAGTAAGAAACGTGTCAAATTAAGAGAACAGTTTAGCGGAATATATAATAAAAGCTATTCAACAGGCTTATCATGGGAGATACCAGCTGACTCAACAGGTCAAAAAGGCTCTCTAAATGATTACATTTTTTGTAAATTAGTCTATCAACTTGAGTCAATAGCTCAATGTGGCTTTATCAAGGTGGCTGTATCTGATACAGCAGGTCAGTTTTTGTATGGGGTTGAAACTTACAAGAGATATAACGGTCTATATTGTGGATTTAATGTCTTTGCCACTAATAATAACGGAGATTATAACTTTCTCAATACTTTGGATTTTGACTCATCTAGCGATAGCAATAGAAATCCTTTTACATTATCAAGAGGACAGTTTGAAATTAAGCGAAATGATGAGAAAATCCAAGTTTACTACAACGGTTCATACTATAATTTTGTCGTCCCTGAAATCAGGGGCAAAAAGTCAGCTAAAATCCATGTCACGATAGGCGCTTTTCACGGAAAGCCAATCATCTCTTACTTATATCTTGATGAGTTGATGTATCGTAAGGACTTTGTGCAAGCATCAAGAGACATTCCTAATCGCTATCCTATCGGTTCAAATGTTGTAATTAACAGTGAAGATGATACGGTCTATATTGACGGAATCGCTAAAGCTGAAGAGGTTGTCGATGGCTCACAATGGCTATCTATACCGCCTGGAAATTCTAAACTTGAGATGTATTTTTCAAGTTTTATAAAGAAAAAACCAACCGTGACAATCGAATTTGAAGAAAGGTGGCTATAATGCTTTTAACAATTCATGATGCAAACTTACAAAAGGTTGCTTTTGTTGATAACCGCAAACAAAGTACACTTAATTATTATGGTGATACATGGAATAGAAGCTTACAAACAGGATCATCTACTTTTGAATTTACTGTATTTAAAAAGGCTATTAAGTCAGACACTCCAACCCAAAAAGCCTATTCTTATCTGAATGAACGGGCGTGGGTATCTTTCAAATATCATGGCAAGAGCTTTATTTTCAACGTTATGCAGGTTGAAGAAAATGAGCAGACAATTAAATGTTATTGCGAAAACCTCAATCTTGAGCTTATCAATGAGATAACCAACCCTTACAAGGCTACAAAGGCTATGAGCTTTGCTGAATATTGTGAGGCTATGGGCTTGTTAAACTATACTCACCTATCCATCGGCATCAATGAAATTTCAGATTATAAGCGTACTCTGGAATGGGAGGGGCAAGAAACCAAACTGGCCCGTCTATTAAGCCTAGCCAAACGATTTGATGCAGAGATTGAATTTGATACACAGTTAAATGCTGACAGTACAATTAAGAAATTCTCTATCAATGTCTATCATGAAAACGATGACAATCATCAAGGCGTAGGCCGTATCAGAAATGATATACAGTTAAAATATGGCAAAAATATCAATTCTATCACTAGAAAAGTTGATAAGACTGGCATTTTTAACTCAATCAAACCAACAGGAAAAAGACGAGTTAAAAATAATAAAGGTGAGGAAGTTGAAGAAGTTGTTACAATAAGTGGTCTTGACGAGTGGAAAAAGTACAACAAGGATGGAATTTGTGAATTTTATCAATTAGGGGCTCACCTTGTTGCACCTATCTCTATGCAGCTATATCCATCAACGTTCACACATTCAACAGGTGAACTAGACCAGTACACAAGAAAAGATTTTAGTTACGATACCGACGATCCAAAAGAATTGCGACGTCTAGCATATAATGAACTAAAAAAACATTGCTATCCAGCAATCACTTATGAAGTCGATGGCTTTGTCGATGTCGAAATCGGTGATACAGTCAAAATTCATGATGAGGGATTCAACCCACTATTGATAGTTCAAGCCCGTGTTTCTGAACAAAAAATCAGTTTTTCAAACCCAGCAAGCAACAAAACAATCTTTTCAAATTTTAAAGCGCTTGAAAATCAGTTATCCGACGGCATACAAGAGGCTCTTGAGCGCTTATTTGAGCAGTCTAAACCTTACATTATCAAGCTATCTACTAGCAATGGAATCATCTTTAAAAATCAAGCTGGTGAAAGTGTTATCACTCCTGCACTTTACAAGGGCGGTAAGTTGATAACAGCTGGAGTTACTTGGAGATGGTCTTTAAATGGGATTGTAACAACTGGTCAGACATACACAGCTAGAGGTAGAGATGTTACTACTGCAGTTACTTTGACGGTTGCAGCTTACATTGATAATGAAGAAGTCGCAGTAGATGAAATTTCTCTAGTAAATGTATCAGACGGCTTAAATGGCCCTAAAGGAGACAAAGGAGACCCTGGACCACAGGGAG